CAGGAGCAGTTACCCTTAACACTCCCTCACCTTCATCGATGAAGTGCTTAGTGTTATATACAGCATTATTATATTTGTTGATAAAGATTTGCTTAGCTTGTGATAATAAACTACTAACCTTAAACAAATTAACTATATCATCCTTTTGTGATTCAAATTGAGCCGTTTTTTGCTTAAGTGTCTCTTCTAACTTTTGCTTACCTCGTACAGATTTTCTTTTATCTACCTCTTTTTTAATTCTCGTAGTATACCACTCAATAAAGTTCCTATATGATTCTTCTGGATCATTTAAGAATTTACCTTCTCTAATTTCTGTATTGATATAAGGGTTGAGCAGGTCAGAGGGTAGGTCTTTATAATCTACTTTAATTGAATCAGCAGTCTTAATTAAGTCTTTAACCTGTTTTACCTCATCATCTGTTAAATTTACAATACCAGTATCGTCTTTAAAG